CCCAGATGGAGCTCACCGAAAGAGAGATACGCGATAATGCCCACCAGCGGCAGAATGTAAATAATCAGAAGCCAGGCCATGGCAGAAGGTACGGCTCTGCGCTTCATCAGGATGCGTAACGTCACCCCCGCGATTAACAGCCAGTATCCCAGAATGACCAGCCAACTCACCACGGTGTAGAAGGTTGTCATAAGTAAAAAATCCTTTTGAAAGCGTATTGTTATGAGTGTACGCATCAGGATTCATCTGGCAAATAAAAACGGCAGATAAAAGCGCTGGTTTGCGACGGGGTTGAGCTTATAATGACGACTCTGTGAGTGAAAGAGTTGTCGATATGAAGCGCAGTAGAACAGAAGTAGGGCGCTGGCGTATGTTGCGACAGGTGAGTCGTCGTAAGGCTCGTTGGCTGGAAGCACAATCCCGCCGCAATATGCGTATCCACGCTATCAGAAAATGTGGACTAAACAGACACCGCAACGCGTTGCTGTTCGCCGTCCAGGATATCTGAGAACCATGAGGGCACCGTCAAGGTGCCCGCTGATTTTATAAGACTATCATTTTTCGCAGTCTCCTCCCGACCTCATTCCGCGATATACTCCTCTTGCCTAACCTCATGAATTTAAAAGGAACAAAGGATGAATGGAAAAGTGGTCGCGGTACTTATGGGGATCGCTGTCCTCAGCGGTTGCAACAGCAATAAACCCTCACCTGAAAGACATGCCTATTATTTCGTCTCGCATCAATCAAATTTTACCGGCGGGAATTATACCTCCAGCATTTCGCAAAATTACCGTCTCAATGTTCCGCAGTTTCGTGAGCTTTATAAGCAGGGAAAAGCGGACCGTGCCGCGGGGCAATCGCCTTCTTACGCCCAGCAGTATGCACAGGCTATTCGCGATCAATTAAAGGATGAGGCCAAAACGGAGCACGCCTTCACGGGGAATAGTGGGAGTAAATGGACTTCGGAAATGGAGCCGAAGGATGCCATTTTATACGGCAACGAACTGGCCACGACTTATCTTGACGGCTATAACGGCGTACAATAACGCGACATTTTTCGGGAATATCGTTTTTGCAGCGATATTCCCGTTGTTTTTCAGCAAAAGGAGGGAGAGGTGTTTGCGGAGTTTGGTGTACTGAATTTCTGGACGTACGTGGTCGGCGCATTTTTCATTGTGCTGGTACCCGGACCGAATACGCTGTTTGTATTAAAAACGGGTATTGGTCACGGCATCAAAAAAGGCTATCTCGCCGCGACTGGTGTGTTTATCGGTGATGCGGTTTTAATGTTTCTGGCCTGGGCAGGCGTTGCGGCCTTAATCCAGACCACGCCGGTGCTGTTCAATATCGTCCGCTATCTGGGGGCGTTTTATCTGCTGTGGCTCGGCGGCAAAATGCTGTGGTCCGTTATGACTCGCCAGAATAACGCCCACGAAGGTGGAACCGAGCCTGCCAGCGCGATCATGAAACGTTCCCTGGTATTGAGCCTGACGAATCCTAAAGCGATTCTGTTTTACGTGTCATTCTTCGTACAGTTTATTGACGTAAATGCGCAAAACACGGGAACCTCTTTCCTGATCCTCGCCACCACGCTTGAGCTGATTAGCTTTATGTACATGAGCTTCCTGATCTTCTCTGGTGCGTTTGTCACCCGTTACCTGAAAACCAAAAAGAAACTGGCGACGCTGGGAAATGGACTGATCGGACTGATATTTGTCGGTTTTGCGGCGAGGTTAGCGTCGCTGCATTGACAGAAGAAAGGCTCCTGAGGGAGCCTTTTTAATGTCTGGCGTAACTGGAAAGCCGCGCCAGACAAGGCTTCACGTTTTACTACTAGCAGTCAAAAGCCATAAAAAGCGGCTAGGGTGTGGACACATTGTGGACACTCTGACCACCATTTGCACCCTTCAACGGGTTAAGCGAAATCGCGTCCTGCAGGTACTGAGGAGCGAAGTGCGCATAGACCATTGTCTGCGCAATTTTCGTATGACCTAAGATCCTCTGCAGTGTAATGATGTTGCCTCCGTTAATCATAAAGTGCGTGGCGAAAGAGTGTCGTAGCGCATGTGTTGCTTGTCCCGCCGGTAAATCGGGCTTAACCTCTTTGAGGGTTCGCCTGAAGTCAGCATAACTGGCCTCAGGAAACAGAAAGCCTCGTGCTTTGCCGACTACGTAAGCCGCAACGTCATCAGAGATCGGGACCGTGCGCGGTGTGTTGGTTTTCGTCTTAACGAAAGACACCCGGTTATGAATCACGTTCTCCGCTTTCAGCCTTGCAGCCTCACCCCATCTTGCCCCGGTACTCAGACACAAGACCGCAATTTTACGATTATCACCTGAGAGCGCAGCAAGTAAGGCGTCAATTTCCTCAAGAGTGAGATAGCCCGTTTCGGCTGTCTGCTCTTTCAGTTTTTTGAATCCTCTGAATGGATGCTCACCGTTATACAGTTCTGACTCAATCAGGGTTGTGAACATCCCACCTAGCGTGATCAGGTCGCGGTTGATGGTAGTTGGCTTAATACCTTCCCCCCGGCGTTGAGCACAATATTGCGTTATCAGGCTCTTGGTGATCTGGAAAGCACACGGATTTCCGGTCATCGTTTCGAAACGCTCAATTTTCCTGAGATACGATTGACCGTGCTCCTCATGTTTACCTTTCAGCTTCCACCATAACTCTTTCAGTTCCGACAATTGGCGTTTGTCCGTTGGTTTTGAAAGCCATTCCTTTGAGTGATGGTTATATTGAGTATGCTTTTCAAAAGCCATCGCCTCGCTTTTCTTGTCGAACTTCCGACGGATGCGTTTTCCGTTACGCCCGGTCGGTCTAATGTCCACTTCATATCGACCATCATCGAGCTTTTTAACAGACATAAAGCCTCCCGATGATGTTACTGCGTACTTCAATATCCTGATTTAAATAGCAAAAACTCACTGTGCATTTACTGCACAAATAAGCGCCGTAAATAGTTAGCCAGTTTTCTGGTCTGAGTGGGGTGACGTGGTTGTCTGTGGCCCAAAGTGCGCGAGAGCCGGTGCAATTTGCCCAGCTTCAGGTGTTATTTGATCGGCCATGAACCACAACGTGTACTTTGTGAATCGTGGGTGCTGCAGGATTTTCATGATTTGCTCAACTCCGGGCTTTTTGTCACCGGACTCATAACCCGCAAGAGAGCTATACGCTATTCCTGTTAACTCACTGAATTGCCTCTTATTTAATCTCTCTGATTCTCTAATCAGCTTTATCTTCTCAAATACCGGGGTTGACATAGTTACTCCTATGGAAGAATATTGCCCCTATCGGGATGTTTTACTCTTATTGGGTTATCTAGTGAGAGCAATTAAAGCCCATTAAGAGCAATTAATCACACTAAAGGAGAATCGTAGCAGATGAACAACCAGCTTGTAAGTAGAACAGATGCGGTTCCATACCAGGAATTCGCGCGCCTTATTGGTAAAACACCTGCAGCCGTTAAAGGCATGATTGAAAAGGGCAAGCTGCCTGTAGTCGAGATGACTGATCCACAGTCAACTAGTGGACGCGCAGGGGAATATTGGGTTTACCTGCCAGCTTGGAACAAGGGCATGAAGATGGCCTATGACAGCCGCCCGAAGGAAATTAGAGATGGTTGGCTGATGTGGCTCGGATTAGGTGAGCCAGTATGAAGAATGAACCTCGCTGTATCGCACAGCTGCTTCGAAGAGAAAGTCCTAAACCTACCAACTTCACTATCACTCACGGTCGTGGACGTAAGGGCATCATCATCAGAACCCGAAAGCCGGGCGTTATCGAGAAGCTTCGTCGCCTGGTCAAAAAGAGAGGACTGTGGTTATGACGGTAATGACACTTGATGTGATCCAGAAACAACCAACAGCGCTTCGTGGTCTGGTCTGCAAGTATCTGGCTCAGCCTCGCTGGCAAGACACTTGCGATTTTTACAATCAGATGATGGAACGGGAGCGTCTTACGGTTTGTTTCCACGCTCAATTAAAACAGCGTCACTCTGTCATGCGCTTAGAGGAAATGACCGAAGCCGATCGTGAGCGTCTTGTTTGCGCGCTTGATGAATTGAGAAATGCATTCACCCGGTATCGCCAACTTGGCACGTCAAAAGCAACTTTCATCAGCCGCCTGACCGTCAGCCAAAGACGCTCATTGTTTCTTCATGCGGGACTGACAGAGCAGGAATTTATGATGCCGCACTGGCGTTTGAATGAGGAGGACTGTTATTGGCGTGACAAACTTTTCCGCGCTCTGCGAGAGTTGTTCAGCCTTTTTGAGTACGCACCAACCATTTTAACCTCAGTAAAACCTGAGCAGTATTTACATTAATTAATCTGGATTCGTTTTATTACGCGCCTTACAGCGTGGGGACTCCTTTTGTCCGGAGATAGGCAAATGCAAAAACAAAATACAGCGCAGCGGGGGATGTATTCGGCACATCTGGCGCAGGCAGTAAGCGAGGCACAGCGCGACACGGCGACCCGTTTCTCTTCTCAGTTTGACGGACTTATCGCGTACATCAGTAAGTCAGAACTTAATCGCACCGAGATTATCGAGTTATTAGGGCAGGAGTCGGAAAAGTTACACAACTCAATTTTCGGTAGAGCTGGCTAACCACTTTTAACAGGAAGCAAAAATGAGCATACGCATCGAGATTAATAACCAATACGTCATCACTAGTGACCGCTATCAATTCATTTTGCAGGAAAAAAAGACCGCTACATCCGGGAAGAATGAAGGTAAGGAATGGTTGGACGTTGTGGGTTACTACCCAACTATCCCTAAGCTTATCTCAGGCTTGGTTTTGCATGATCTTTTGACCAGCGATCTTACCGGCTTCTCAGCTTTGGAAGCTCGGATTGAACGCATGGGGAAGCAATGTCTGGACGCTTTTAAATAATATGTCCAACGAACCTCGGGGGCGTGTTGCCCCCTCGCCACCACCACCATTTTTGAAGGGCGCCAGTGATTCATTCGTTGGTGCTTATCCCTGGAATAACGTCACCAAAGAGGCCATTGGCCGCGACAGACCCCTTACACGTGCCGAACTCCGTCAGGTGCAAGGTGTTTTAAACCGGATTGACCGTCTGCCGTTTTTCCTGCAAACGCTGTTTACATCGCGTTATAACTTCATCCGCCGTAAAAAGAGCCCTTTAGGTGGGCTGTATTTCCTTAAAAACACGTTTGAGCGCAAGCTGCTGCCACGTCTTGAGCGTGTTAATGAGCTGTGCGGGATGAATGAAACCGCCTCGATTGGGTTTCTGTCCGAGCGCGACCAGTATGCGCGCTTACCAGATATGAATGACAAAGAGCTCAGGAAATTTGCGGCCAGAATTGCCTCTCAGCTCTGGAGCAAATACGAGGAGTTAAGCGACGCATGGGCGGAGGCTTACGGCGGGAAAGAGACACTTTTCACCGATGAAGCTCAGTCGCACCTATACGGGCAAGTGGCCGGTATTGCTCGCGCATTTAACATCACCCCGATGTTCTGGAAAAAATACCGTAAGGGTCAGATGACGATCCGCATGGCATTTTCCGCAATTTCACGACTGATTAAAGACGAGTGGTGGGTCAACCAGCTCAAGGCGCAGCGGATGCGCTGGCGCGAGGCGCTGCTCATCGCAGCAGGTGAGGTCAACAAAGACCGTTCACCTTACGCAAGCAAAATAGCGATCCGCGATGTTCACGCGCGCCGTCTGGCTAATCTCGAATACCTGAAATCCTGCGAGCTGGAAAACAAAATCACCGGCGAACGTATTGACCTCATAAGCAAGGTCATGGGGAGTATTTCGAACCCTGAAATACGTCGTATGGAGCTGATGAATACTATCGCCGGGATTGAACGCTACGCGACCAGCGTTGGTGACGTGGGAATGTTTATCACGTTGACCACGCCATCGAAGTATCACCCGACCCGTCAGGTTGGCAAAGGTGAAAGCAAAACGGTGCAGCTCAATCACGGCTGGAACGAAACAGCATTCACACCCAAAGACGGCCAGCGCTATCTGTGCCGAGTCTGGAGCCTGATGCGTACAGCTTTCAAAGATAACGATTTAGAGGTTTACGGGATGCGTGTTGTCGAACCGCACCATGACGGCACGCCACACTGGCACATGATGCTGTTTTGCAAACCCGGTCAGCGTAAAGCCATTAACGAAATTATGCGTCGTTATGCCCTCAAAGAGGACGGACACGAAAAGGGCGCGGCAAAACAGCGCTTTGAGTCACGCCATCTTAATCAGGGCGGAGCGGCGGGTTATATCGCTAAATACATTGCAAAAAATATCGACGGTTACGCGCTCGACGGCCAGCTCGATAATGACACCGGCAAGCCTCTAAAAGACACGGCCGCAGCCGTCACCGCATGGGCGTCAACATGGCGCATCCCTCAGTTTAAACCGATTGGTCTCCCGACGATGGGCGCTTACCGCGAACTGCGTAAACTGCCACGTGGGGTGAGTATTGCCTGCGAGTTTGACGACAGGGTCGAGGCCGCGCGAGCTGCTGCAGATGAGGGTGACTTTGAGCGGTACATCATCGCGCAGGGTGGGGCAAACATGCCGCGTGATGCTCAGGCCGTCAGGGTCGCCCGTAAGGTGACGGATGAGGTTAACGAGTACGAGGAAGATATCGAGAGGGTGGTCGGTATTTATGCCCCTCATCTCGGGACTGACCGTGTCCATGTAACCCGTACAGCCGAATGGCGTATCGTTCCAAAGGTTTTGGCCGTTGAGCCTTTGACCTTAAAAAGCGGCTCTGCCGCGCCTCGGAGTCCTGTCAATAACTGTGGAAAGCTCACCGGCGGTGAGGTTACGGTTATGGCTCCATCACCTTCTGAGCATGCCGCAGCGGTGCTAGATCTAGTTGATATTGGAGCTATCCGATTGGATGACCCCGAAGTCGTAATGGTTCTTAAAGCAGCCTTGAAACAAGATGCGCTAAGCCCAAAACGTCTGCAAAAAAGTGGATAATCATAAAAAATAGCAGGTAAACCATCTTGGATGAATAACAAGTTCTGACCTTTTGAAAAGCACAAGCATGATAGTCTTGCTAAATCTGAAGGACATTACCTCAAGTAGACAAGAGCTAGACTCGCTAGCCCGAGGATGAATGCTTATGAACGACACGCACAGATTTAAATTTTCTTAACTTCTCACGTAGCTAATGATGTCATACGTTTATTGATGGTACAAAACACGACCAGTTTAAACATGAAAAAATCATCTATCTCCTTTAAAATACTAGGAATTCGTGCCGAGGTTTTGTAATCTGTTTCTTTGGACATCATTATGTTAGTGGGAGGTAGTGTGAGCTGCGATTCTTACGAGATCCTTCATGAACAAATACACGGATGGCTACATAGAAAGAATATATCTTCTTCAGTCCGTCGAGTTTCAACGTTGCCAGTTGCTATAGCAACAGATATTGGTTTGGTTAGAAAAGAGAATCAGGATAGAGTTTCTGTCTTAAAGTTCCGGCCAGCGAACAAGACAAAGGATATGGTTGTAGTTGCCTTAGCTGATGGTATGGGCGGGATGGAAGGAGGGGCCAATGCTGCTTCGTTGACTCTTTCTACTTTTTTCACGGAGGTAATTAGGGGCTGTCATCTTGGTGTAAGAGAATGCCTTGAAAAAGCTATATTGAAATCAAATGAAGCAGTGCTTAAGTTATACAAAGGTAATGGAGGGGCTACGCTAACCGCTATTGTCTTAGATGGCTCTGGATATATAACTACAGCTAATGTTGGTGATAGTAGAATATATGGTCTAACAAATGATGGTATAGTGCAATTGAGTGAGGATGATACACTTGTTGCACTAGCAAAAAAATACAATAATATTGATATTGAGTCGTCAGAGATAGACTCGAAATTCGGTGGTGAACTAGTTCAATTTATTGGGATTGATAGTGTCTTACAAATTCATTTTTATGACATAACTGCTCCTCAGGGAGGAACCGTGCTTTTAAGCTCTGATGGAGCGCATACCATCGGAGATGCTAATTTAAATAAACTTTTTGTGCACTCTTCAAATACAGGTGTATATGCCAAAAGAATAATTGATCTTGCTAGCTGGTTTGGTGGTTTTGATAATGCGACTGTGGCAGTTGTAGATGTAGATGGTATTTTAAAGGAACTTGATGTTAGTTCAGAATATGTAATAAATGTATGGGATCCTTTTGGCGAATTAAAGCTTGTTAATTTGCCCCAAGCTGGTTCACAAGGTAATGATAAGCAAGATAATGTTGATAAAAGTGAACCGGTAGGTAGTGATAAAATTAATACTGGTATTGAAAAAAAAGCAGGGGTAAAAAGAAAAGCAAGAAGCAAAAATGCTAATGCAAAGAATATAGAGAAAAAAGAGCTTAATAAAAATGAAGAATTAGAGAATATTTCACAGTTAGATATGCCTTTCTCGGAAAAGAATTCGGTTAAGGGAGATAAAAATGGAAAATAGAACTCTACCTAAAAGATATGTTCCTACCGATGATCACGAATCCGGCGGATTCGGTAGTGTCGTTAAGTGTTTAGATACTCATTTAGATAGATATGTGGCGATTAAATCTATAAACGATGCACATGATTCTGCGCGTATGAGAGACGAACTCTCTGCATTAATGCGACTTAGATCAAAGCATGTTGTAGAAGTTTTCGATGCTATAGAATATGACGACGGTACTATTTCGATAGTAGAAGAATTTATTAATGGTCCTTCATTACATGAAATCAATGATAGCATAAATGATGACAGTTCCCTCATTAAAATTTTATGGCAAATATCTTCTGGTATCGCAGAGATTCATGATTGCGACATAATTCATCGAGATATTAAGCCTGGCAATATGAAAGTAGACCATGAGGGCGTTGTAAAGATATATGATTTTGGGTTGTCTAGGAATATAGATAATGCTCATACCGTGGGCTTCAAGGGTACACCTATTTTCGCCGCTCCAGAACTATATATGCAGCATGTACGTTTCACGAAAGCCGTAGATACCTATGCTTTTGCTGTTACTGCGATGTGTCTGGCAAAAACGGAAGCACCGGCTGAATTAGGTTTTTATCCTAAACAATTAAAGGCTAATCCCTTTGACAGCTCTCAAATACAACTTCCTGATAATATTAAAAAAATACTATATGCATGTTTGGATGTTGATCCAAGTAATCGACCTTCTATGAAGGTTGTTCGTGATGCTCTAAAAAATATTTTACTTAATAATTCACATCGAGCGTTACTTATAACAGATTATAAAAAACCAGTAGTACTTTCGGAAACACACAGAACAGAATTTTACGATAACCCAGGAATAGGGAGCATAGAAATAACATATTCAGGCTCTGTTTTTTTTATCTCAAAGCTATCTGGTGATGTGCATGTTAATAATATTAGGGCGAAACAGTTTAACATACTCCCTAATTCTTGTGTAATAATTCTCGGTCCTGCAGGTAAGACAACCACTAAACGTATTTTTATTACTTTCGACCTTTCTCATCCGGAGGTGGTGTTATGATTGAGCTCGCGGCAGGAGTTCGTATTGAGCGCTATACAATCATCAAGGAAATTGGTGAGGGTGGCATGCAGAAGGTTTATTTGGCGGAAGATAATATCCTTGGGCGAAACGTTGCACTTAAAACTCCAAAAAATAAATCTGCAGAAAAGAGATTTCATAGAAGTGCCGTTTTAGCATCGAAAGTGAATCATCCTAACGTTGCAAAAACATTAGATTATTTTACTAGTGGAGAACGAGAGTTCTTAACTGAAGAATACATCGATGGAGTAGATCTCGATCAAGCGTTACTTAGCCATTATACTAGTGTTGACCCTTATTTGACGGCAAAAATATTCCATAACCTTGCAAAGGCATTGTCAGCGTCCCATCATGTAAATGTCATCCATAGAGATTTAAAACCTTCTAATATAATGGTTACTGGTGGTCTCAGTGCAACTGGCGTAAAAATAACAGATTTTGGTATATCAAAAATGGCTGGTGATGAAATAGATGAGGCGGCAAAAAACGGCCAAGGATCTATCACTACATCTCAAACAGCCATGGGGGCTTTACCTTATATGGCTCCTGAAATTATTAGGAGTCTTGGTCAGGTATCGAAGCCTTCAGATGTTTGGGCTTTAGGTGCAATGATGTTTAGAATTCTTACAGGAGAATATCCATTTGGCATTGGTTATATGGCAATACCGGGGATTCTTTCTGGTAAACATGTCCCTTATCCGAATTTTATAACATCAAATGGACAGTTTGCGCCTTTGGCAAACGAAATAATCAAAATAATTGAGGCATGTTTGGTTTCAAATCCTGATGACCGTCCTACTGCTGATCAACTGGTATCGATGTGTGGCTTATTATGTTATCCAGTTTGTGAACGAGAGGTCGGAGTGATCGGAGACACTCGTTTAGCTTATGGATTTATTCATGTTTCGAATCAACCTCAGGTTTTTTTCCATTACGACAGTGTTTATGGAAAAAAACCAGTAAGCCAAGACAAAGTTATCTTTTCTAAGTTTTTAGGCGGGGGTCATGATAGGGCTCATCCCGTCATTAAAGCTAAGTAGTAAGCCATGCATTCGGCTGCATCAAAATGCATGCATCGAGCGATTGTTCTTTTTTGAACAATCGCTCGATGCGTCAGGGCTTTAAAAGGTGCATGCAACTGCATTCAAACCGACCTTTTAAGCGGGCAGGCGAGGCGGGGATAGCACTGCGCGCCAGACGTGATGACAGCATTTATTTTGCGCGTCTGTGCGCGTCGTGGTAGCGCGCTGTGCTTTCGGTTGGGTGACGAGGTGAGCAAGGGATTACGGAGCGTGTGAGGCGTCTGGTGCGCTCTGTGTAAGTGCCGCCCGGAGGCGGCATTTTGGCGGGGGTTACTCAGTTTCGATGTTGTAATCCTTAAAACGGATCACCTCCATCCCGAGCCATTCATTGATTTCTTTGAAACGCTCCTGCAGCGGCGTCAGCTCGTTACGCACAAACACTCGCGCGACCTTCTCGATATCGCCCATTGAGCCGATATTCTCGGGCTTGCCGCCCATGAGCTGGAACGGTACGCGGTGCGCATCGAGCAGGTCGGCGGCGCTCACCTTCTTGATGTTAAAAAAATCATCCTTTGTGGCGACTTCACTCAACGGCACGATCTTAATGCCGTCCGGTTTCCCGTTCGGGGCATAGAAAAACAGGTTTTTGAAATTCCCGAGCCCTTTCGAATCCCTCATCGCGGAGCGCAGCGACTCAACGTCAGTGCTGCTCTGCGCCGCGTCGGTGACGTACATGATGTAACCCGCGTGCGCGCCGTTCTGGTAATACTTGCGACGAAACAGCGTGGCGGATTCATTCAGCCAGGCTGAATTTAGCGCGCTCAGGTATTCCGGCATCCCGTAGAGCTCCTGATTGATGTCAGGCTCCAGCAAATGGCACACCGAGCCGGGCGCGAACTGGTGCGGGTGAGTGAAGTCCGACACGTACCAGTAAACGCCATCCTCGACGCCACGGCGGGTATATTTGGCCGGGGAGGTTTCCAGTTTAAAAAGCTGGCCGGTGACGCTCATGCGCTTTTCAAGATAGCCGTTTGCAAAGACCAGATAATCGAGCACAAGGCGGCTGAAATCCTGACGTGAAAGCAACGGATGCGGGATGTAGGTACTCGTCAGAATGTTGCGCTTCACGTAAATCGGGGAGCTGTGGTGAACGGCGGCGCGCAGGCTTTTCGCCAGCCCGGAGAAGTTGACCGGCGGCTCGTACCATTTGCCGTTATTTATGCACTCGACATAGTCGAGAATGTCGCGGCGATCCAGAACGGGTGACGGCTCGCCAAAGGTGAACGCCTCCATTTTCTGCGGTGCGCTGGCGGTCATGTTGGTCTGTTTTGGCTGTTTCTGTTGGCGTTTTTTCATCTTAGTTAATGTCCAGAATCGAGGTGGAGTGCATACCGCTACCGGCGGAAAGCGGCTCGTTTAACAGGGCGTGCATGGTCGCCCACGCGATATCCGCGTGGCTGGCTTCCTCGCTGCGGCTGGCTTCATAGGTGGCGCTGCGGCCACTGCTGGTCATGGTTTTGCGGATAGCCATAAATGACTGAGTGATGTCGTTCGCACCGGCGTCATATTCCAGACACCCGCGCCTGATGGTGTCTTTTGCTTTCAGCACCATCGCCGTTTTCATTTCCGGCGTGTAGCGGATGGCACGCGCCGCCGGGAAGAATGAGCGCACGAGCTGGTAAACACCCTGGCCGATGCCGGTCGCATCGATGCCGATATAGTCGACGGTGTATTTCTCGGTCAGCGCCCGGATGGCCTCGGCCTGAGAGGCAAAATCCATACCTTTCCACTGGTGACGCTCAAGGATGCGGAACTTGCCACCGACAACCAGTGGCGGAGCCAGCACCGCACAGCCTGCGCTGTCGCCGGTGTGGGACGGGTCATAGCCAATCCAGACCGGACGCCAGTTAAACGGACGGTCGGCGAATGGCTCGAAGTCCTCCCATTCCTCCATCGCATCGACCATGCAGCGTTGCAGCTCCTCAAACGGGAATACCGAGGCCTTATCGTCGACGAACTCGCACATAAACAGGTTACGGAAGTCATCCGCGCTGTTTTCCTGTCTGAGCTGGTCGAGGTTAAACAGGGTGCAGCCCCCGGCGAGCGCGTCCTCAATGGTGACAATCTGCCGCCACTGACCGTCCCCGCATAACATGCCCCCGGCAAGCGCCTGATGACTGATATCGATGTCGACACGTTCGTCGCGGTTACTGCGTCCACGGTTAAACAGCTCGCCTGACCAGAACGGGTAAGCGCCGTGCGCCAGCGTGGACGGCGTTGAAAAATAGGTGGTGCGCAGGTGCGATTGCGAGGCCATGCCCGAGGCGACTTTGCGCAGCTTCTGGAAATTGGGTATCCAGAAAATTTCGTCGACATACAGGTCGCCGTTGTGGCTCTGCGCTGTGTTGGAATTAGTCCCGAGAAAAATCAGCTCAGCGCCATTGTTTCCGATGACGATCGGGTCGCCTGACAGGTCGACGTCAACCAGACGGGCAAAGGCGATGATGTACTTACGGAACACGTAAGCCTGCGTTTTACTGGCTGACAAAAATATCTGGTTCTGCCCGGTCTTAAGCGCGCGCAGGAGGGACTCGCGCGCAAAGTAGAACGTCGCGCCAATCTGTCGCGATTTCAGGATGTGGCGGATGCGGTGCTCTAATCCCGCTTTATGCCAGCGGAGCTGATAGTCAAACGACTGATCGAAGAAAATCTCTTCCAGCTTCTCGATGGCCTCCTCGCTGAAATAATTACGTTTCGGCTTTTTGCGATCCCCTTTGTTACGGCTGGCGATATTGGGGTTTAAATCCACCTCGTTTCCGGTCTGGCCGTAGCGGTTCACGCGTGCGAGCCGCTCCATCTGGCGCGACAGAAAATCAGCAACTTTGAAGTCATGCGCGGTCAGGTCTGGCTTTGCGTAGAGCTGAATAAGCCGCGCCTCTATCGTCGATTCCACGCGGTTAATAGGGGCGGTTTCTTCCCATCCATCGCGCTGTTTCCAGCTCTGCACGGTCGGGCGCTTGAGCTGCAGCATGGCGCAGATTTGCGGCACGGCGAACCCCTGCCAGTACAACAGCCGCGCCTTTCGTCGCGGGTCATTTAACAAAGAAAGGTCAGTTGAAATGGTCATGCTTGCCTCGTTTTTGGTGTGACGTGGCAAGGCTAAGGAAATAGGGGGGTATTCGCGCTAAGTGACTGTTGTGTCAGATCTAATAAGATCGTAAGCGGTGGCTGATACGGGTCAGAGTCGGGAAAATAACCCTGACCCAAAAACCCAACATCAGGACACCTGAACAATGGCAAAGAAAGTTTCTAAATGGTTTCGCATCGGCGTCGAAGGTGACACCTGCGATGGCCGCGTCATCAGTGGCGATGATATTCAGGATATGGCCGACACGTTCGACCCGCGCGTCTACGGCTGCCGTATTAACCTCGAACATATCCGGGGGTTGATGCCTGACAGTCAGTTTAAACGTTATGGCGATGTGACCGAGCTTAAGGCGGAGATTATCAGCGATGGCTCTGCGCTCGATGGCAAAAAAGCGCTGTTTGGCAAAATCCAGCCCCTTGACGAGCTCGTCAGCATGGTTAAGGCAGGTCAAAAGGTTTACACCTCAATGGAGATCCGCCCGAACTTTGCCAACAGTGGCAAGTGCTATCTGGTTGGCCTTGCCGTCACCGATGACCCAGCAAGCCTCGGCACCGAATACCTCGAATTCTGCAGCCGCGCCATGCAAAACCCGCTCGCCGGTAAAAAAGACCAGCCGGATGACGTTTTTTCTGTGGCCTCACTGGCTGAGCTGGAATTTGAGGACGTTCCCGACACCATGCTCAACAGCCTGACCGATAAGGTCAGAGCCATTTTTGGCCGTAAGCAGGCCAGCGATGACGCCCGTTTCGCCGATGTGCATGAGGCTGTCACCACCGTCACCGAGCTGGTGCAAACCAATCTCACCGCCACTGACCAGCGCGTCACCGAGCTGGAAACCGAACTGGCGAAGCTTAAGCAGGACGTGACCAGCAAGGCCGATGAAAGCGCGCAGGCGTTTAATGAACTCAAAAACTCCCTCGATAACACCGAAAGCCAGCGCCAGCCGCGCCGCGGGCTTTCAAAAGGCGGTACCGGCGACGAGCTGCTGACCAACTGCTGATAACCCGCCGGGTGAGCTGCCCGGCCAGATACCTATTACCTGAACAGGAATAACCATGCGTAAAGATACCCGCTTCAAATTCAATGCCTTCCTGTCCCGCGTCGCGGAGCTGAACGGCGTTTCCACCGATGACGTGGCGAAGAAATTCACCGTAGAGCCGTCGGTCACGCAAACCCTGATGACCACCCTGCAGATGTCATCCGCGTTTCTGACCAAAATCAACATCGTGCCGGTCGACGAGCTGAAAGGCGAAAAAGTCGGGGTTGGCGTTAACGGTACGATTGCCAGCACTGCCGACACCGCCGGTGACGACGAGCGTAAAACCGCTGATTTCACCGCGCTGGAGTCCAACAAATACGAGTGCGCGCAGATTAACTTTGACTTCCATATCCGCTACAAACAGCTCGACCTGTGGGCACGATTCCAGGACTTCCAGACTCGTATCCGCGACGCGATTATCAAGCGTCAGTCGCTCGATTTCATCATGGCCGGTTTCAACGGCATCGAGCGCGCGGCGACGTCCGACCGCAAAAAGAATCCGATGCTACAGGACGTGGCGACCGGCTGGCTGCAGAAGTACCGCAATGAAGCGCCAGCGCGCGTGATGTCCAAAATCACCGACGAGGAAGGAGCGGTGATTTCTGAAGTGATCCGCGTGGGTAAAAACGGTGACTATGCGAACCTCGATGCGCTGGTTATGGATGCCAGCGGCAATCTGATTGACGAGATTTATCAGGATGACCCGGAGCTGGTTGTCATCACCGGGCGTAAGCTGATGGCGGATAAATATTTCCCTATCGTTAATCAGGAGCAGGCAAACACCGAGTCGCTGGCCGCCGACATCATCATCAGCCAGAAGCGAATCGGCAACCTGCCAGCCGTGCGCGTGCCGTACTTCCCGGCTAATGCCCTGATGGTGACGCGCCTCGACAACCTGTCTATTTACTTCATGGATGACGCACACCGCCGCGCCATCATCGAAGAGCCGAAAAAAGACCGCGTCGAAAACTACGAGTCAATGAATGTTGACTACGTGGTCGAGGCTTACGCCGCCGGGTGCCTGATTGAAAACATCACGCTCGGTGACTTCACCGCACCTACTGCACCGGAAGGCGGGGAGTAAGCCATGACGAGTCCCGCAGCGCGTCACATGATGCGGGTCTCGGCCTCTGAAACTGCGCAGCGGGCTGCAATCCCGCTGCGTAATGCAACTGCCTATGAGCAGATGCTCGTTAAGCTGGCCGCAGACAACCGCACGCTAAAACAAATCAGTTCAAAAGAGCGTAAAGCCGCGAAAAAACGCGAGCTGCTGCCGTTCTATCTGCCGTGGGTGGCTGGCGTCCTCGACAGTGGTAAAGGGGCACAGGATGACATCGTCATGACGGTCATGCTGTGGCGTCTCGATGCTGACGATATCGCCGGGGCGCTGGAGATAGCCCGTTACGCCATGACCTACGGCCTCACCATGCCGGTCGGTCGCCGTCCGACGCCGTGCCTGCTGGCCGAAGAGGTCACGCTCGCCGCGCAGCGCCTGCTCGCGGCAAAACAGCCGGTCGCACTGGCGAACCTGCTCGACACCATCGCGCTGACGGAGCGCGCGGATATGCCCGATATCGTGCGTGCGAAGCTGCACAAAATCACCGGCTACGTGCTGCGTGATGCGAAGCAACTGCCCGAGGCGCTGGCGCACCTGCAGCGTGCGATCCAGCTAGAAAGCACTATCGGGGTGAAAAAGGATATCGAGCAGTTAGCGCGCCAGCTCAGGCCAGAACCTGAACCCGCCCCGAAAACCAAAACGACTAAACCGCGCACGCGCAAACCTGCTGCTAAACCGGCGGCACGGCGCGGGCGTCCACCGAAGGCGGCAAAAGCCGCAGGTTAACCGAGCGCTCCCCGAGCCGGGCGGCACGCCGTTCAATGTGGGTGTTCCTTACCCTGACTGCGAACGGCGTCCACCGCCCACCCATTACCCGAGGTTGTCATGACGACGCTGATTATTGAGCAAAACAAAGAGCCGCAGGATGTGCCGGGCGTGGTGATACCGCCGCCGGGCGTGAGCGAGCCGGTAATCAAAAACACCCTTTTTTTTCCTGATGTTGATCCGAAGCGCGTGCGGGAGGAAATGCGGTTAGAGCAGACCGTTTCCCCCGTGCGCCTGCGCCGCGCGATTAAGACCGCCATCGCGGAGACGAATGCGGAGCTGAGCGAATGGCGCGAGCGTCAGATCGAAGCCGGTCACGCCACGCTGGCGGATGTCCCGACCGACCAGCTCGACGGCGAGAGCGTGCGCGTTTTCCACTATTTCAACGCCGTATGTGCCATGACGACGGCCACGCTTTACGAGCGTTTTCGCGGCGTGGATGCGACCGCCAAAGGCGACAAAAAAGCCGACAGCATCGACAGCACTATCGATGAGATGTGGCGGGATATGCGCTGGTCAGTGGCGCGTATCCAGGACAAGGCGCGCTGTATTGTGGGGCAAATCTGATGAAAGCGTATGCGCTGCAGGGCGACACCCTCGACGCGATTTGTGTGCGGTATTACGGGCGCACTGAGGGGGTAGTCGAAACCGTCTTAGAAGCGAATCCCGGCCTGTCCGAGCTCGGCGTCATTCTGCCGCACGGCACGGCAATTGAGCTGCCCGAGACCGACAGCGCGGCCAGAACCGAAACGGTGAATCTATGGGACTGAGCATGGAAAAAATCACCACGTTTATCGCCTACTGGCTGGCCGTTGCGCTGGCGTATCTCGGGGCAATTTCACCCGAAAAGATGGCGCTTTACGTGGGCGGCGGATGCGCCATTTTTACCGCGCTGACGAACTACTGGTTTAAGCGCAAAACCTATCTCTATCTGACGTCACTCGGACTCGATAAGGGGGCTATTCGTGAAATCAATCGTTAAACGTTGCAGTGTGGCCGCAGTGCTGGCGCTGGCGGCGCTGATGCCTGACTTTCGACTGCTTAACACCTCGCCCGAGGGGTTGGCGCTGATTGCCGACCTCGAAGGTTGTCGCCTGACGCCTTACCAGTGCAGCGCGGGAGTGTGGACGTCGGGCATCGGCCATACTGCAGGCGTCGTCCCGAAAGGCGACATCACCGAGCGACTGGCGGCGGCGAACCTTGTCGCGGATGTGATGACCGTCGAGAAACGTCTCGCGGTCTGCGCGCCGGTGGAAATGCCGCAGCACGTTTACGACGCGCTGGTCAGCTTCTCATTCAACGTGGGAACCGGCGCGGCCTGCCGCTCAACGCTGGTCTCGTACATCAAGCTTCATCAATGGTGGCAGGCGTGCGACCAGCTCACCCGCTGGGTTTATGTGAATGGCAAAGTCAGCACCGGGCTGGAAAATCGCCGTGCGCGCGAGCGTGCCTACTGCATCAGGGGGATTCAATGAAAGCGATGTTTTTTTTGCTGGCCGCGCTGATGGCGATTGTGCTCTGGCAACGTCATGAAAACGGCAACCTGATCCGCTCCTTTGAACGGGCAAACAAGGTCGCAGGTGAACAGAAAAACGTGATCGGAATGCTGAAAAATCAGATTTCCGTTTCGCAGGGAATTGCCAGGAAAAACGAAACCGCGCAAGTCACTTTACGCGGTGAGTTAATCGCCGCCGGTGCAATGGCCGTGCGACGGGAAGAAACCATTACGAGGCTGATTAATGAGAATGAAACGTTACGCCGCTGGTATAGCGACAAGCTGCCTGATGTTGTGCGCAGGCTGCACACCCGCGCCGGTTGCGCCTCCGCCGGTCATTGTTTACAGCGCCTGCCCGAAGGTGAGCTATTGCCCGATGCCGGGCAGCGACCCGGCCAGTAATGGCGACCTGAGTGCAGATATTCGCAGGCTTGAGCACGCGCTCGCCGCCTGCGCGCTGCAGGTTGAAACCGTCAAAGACTGTCAGGATAAACTCGATGAAGAAAGCACGCAGCCTGCGCGAAGCGCTGATTAAAGCCGTTCCGCAACTGGAAACGAACCCCGAAATGATGCGTATCTTTGCCGATGAGGGGAATATCGATGCACGGCTCGCGGCCACGCTGTCACACGAAAAGATTTACACCCTGAATGTGATCGTGTGTGACTTTGTGGGCGATCCCGATTTGATATTCGTGCCGGTGGCCGCGTGGCTGCGTGAGCATCAGCCGGATATCTGCACGCTCGATGACGTACGCAAAAAGGGCTACCGTTTCCAGATGGATTTAAACGACGGGGACAGCGTCGATATCAGCATCAGCCTGCAGCTCACCGAGCGTACCCTCATCAAAGAGGAAAACGGCGCGCTGCATGTAAGCTATGCCCCGGAGCCGCCCCTGCCTGAGCCCGTGACACGACCAAAAGAGCTCTATATTAACGGCGAACTGGTGAGCAAATGGGATGAGTGACTTAAAGCCCTTTGACAACCAGCTCGCCGGGCTGCTTGCTGCCCTGTCACCCGCAGGGCGTCGCGAACTTGCAGGTGATATTGCAAAGGAGCTGCGCAAGTCGCAACAACAACGGATTAAACAGCAAAAAGCCCCGGACGGCTCACCCTATCAGGCGCGAAAGCGTCAGCCTCTCAGGGCTAAGACCGGGCGGATTAAACGGGCGATGTTCCAGAAACTCCGCACGAGCCGGTATATGAAAGCCAGTGGCCGTGAAAACATTGCCGTGGTGGAATTTACCGGAAAAGTGCAGCGCATCGCGCGTGTCCATCAGTACGGCCTCAAAGACCGGCCAAACGCGCACGCTCAGGATGTGCAGTACGCAGAGCGCCAGTTGCTCGGATTTAGCCATGGAGATCAGCGGATAATCAGTAAAATGGTTATCAAATACCTTATAGATAAGGTTTAATTTTTTGCTTACCGAAAATGCATAGTGCGTTTACAATAGTTCGATGTTTGACCTCAAATAGAATCCCACAGGATAACATCATGATATCGTTCGACCCTTATTCGATTGTAATAGCTTTAAATCATTTAACAGATGCCGTAAATATAGCAAGTCAAACCAACATGTTTAAAGATTATATCATGCCTGTGTTTGTGGTTCTGCTATCAGCTTTAACCGCATATTTCATTGCTATAAGGGGGTACCAATATCAGGAAGCATCTAAGAATGAACGAGCAAAGGTGGATGTTCTAAATAAAATAATCCTTCAGATGCAGAATATGCAGGCCAATATTGTTGCCATTAAGGTTAATTATTTTGATTCCTTGGAAACGCACCCTTTGCAGCGTGCTTTATGTATCCCAATGATGCCAGCTAGAATTGAGGCTGTAACTTTTGAATCTAATGAGTTAGTGCAATTGTTATATTCACGTAAATTAGATCTAGATAAATATCCTTGGATGAATATTTCATCATTTGTTGCAACGTATGGTAATTACAATCAATATATTGAGTTGTTAACTATCAGAAATAAACTTGATGAAGATGTCAAGAAACAATTGGCTTCTTTGATTTCGGGGACGGGAGCAAAAGCTGAGGTAGCATTAAAAGATGTATATCCTTTGCTCGATGAAAGTCTGCTTATGAAATATGTCGACTTGACAGAGAAATTCATCGTATTGGGTGATGATCTATTAATCACCATAAATGACTTTTTGCTAAACTTCCCTAGTATGGCATCAGGATTGCTAAAAAAGAAATATATTTCTAATTATATTTTTTTAAAGGCTCATGAGAATAATTCTGAAATCGTTAAACAAATATCAAAACGATGCAAAAAAGTAGATCTCGATTTACTTGCGAGCATAATGAAGCTTGATAAAGAGGAGGCTGAAAAAATGTATCTTTATAATTCAGTGGTTGTTACAACCCCTAAAGAATGAGTATTGATGAAAAATGATGAAACAGAAGATGGTGCTTTTCCTTTTTTAATGGTTTTGAGCGCTAATTAAGCACTGTTTTGTTGTGTTTTTTTCTCCAAATAACTCAAAATTAATATTAAGCGGACAGTACGTAACTTGTTCGTTGTTACATAGCTGACAAAACCCCCTTCGATTGCTGCTGGCCTCGCCCGGCGGCATCCTTTCCCCATGAATAATTTAAATTCTCTGCAGGAAATCGCACGCGCGGTCCGCAACCTTATCCGCACCGGCATTGTGACCGACATTGATCTCGACGAGGGGCTGTGTCGCGTCCAGACCGGCGGTATGCAAACCACATGGCTTAACTGGCTCACTTGTCGCGCCGGTCGTTCTCGCGTGTGGTGGGCTCCCTCGATCGGTGAGCAGGTGTTATTGCTGGCCATCGGCGGCGAGCTCGATACGGCCTTTGTGATGCCGGGCATTTTCTCGGATGACCATCCCGCGCCGTCGACCTCGCCCGATGCGCTTCATGTTTCATTTCCTGACGGGGCGGTTATCGAGTACGAGCCCGAAAGCGGGGCGCTCACCGTGTCCGGTATCAAAACCGCTGACGTCACCGCGTCGGATTCCATTACGGCCACCGTGCCGATGGTACTGGTGAAAGCCGAAACCCGTATCACGCTCGATACGCCCGAGGTGGTGTGCACCAACAAGCTGACGACCGGCACGCTCGAAGTGCAGAAAGGCGGGAAGATGTCCGGCAACATCGAGCACACCGGCGGAAAACTGACCTCAAACGGCGTGCAGGTAGATGACCACGACCACGGCGGCGTCGAACGGGGCGGAAGCTGGACGGAGGGCACTAAATGACGGTGCGTTATCTGGGAATGAACAGCCAGACCGGCCTCAGTATCTCTGATGTCGAGCATATCAGGCAAAGCGTGCGTGACATTCTGGTCACGCCGATAGGCTCGCGCGTCATGCGCCGTGAATACGGCTCGCTCCTGTCGGCTCTGATTGACCAGCCGCAGACCAGGGCGCTGCGCCTGCAGATTATGGCCGCGTGTTATTCCGCGATCCAGAAATGGGAGCCGCGCGTCAGCCTGACAAGCATCACCTTTGAGCGGTCAGAGGATGACGGCGGGCTGTATGTCGACATCGCCGGCACGCGCTCGGCCAGCGGCCAGCCCTTTTCCCTCACCATTCCACTGAGTTAAACGCTATGGCAATTGTTGACCTGAACCAGCTCGCCGCGCCCGATGTCGTGGAAGTGCTGGATTATGAGAGCATCCTGAGCGAGCGCAAGGCAACGCTCGTCTCGTTATACCCTGAAGAACAACAGGAGGCCGTCGCGCGCACCCTGACACTCGAATCAGAGCCGATTGTGAAGCTGCTGCAGGAAAACGCCTACCGGGAAGTTATCTGGCGACAGCGCGTCAACGAGGCCGCGCGTGCGGTCATGCTGGCTTACGCTGCCGGTAGCGACCTCGACCAGATAGGCGCAAATTCCAACGTCCCACGACTCGTTATTACCCCGGCAGACGACACGACGTTTCCCCCCACGCCAGCCGTGATGGAATCGGACACTGACTATCGCCTGCGTATCCAGCAAGCCCCTGAGGGGCTGAGTACCGCAGGCTCTACCGGCTCATATCAGTTTCATGGCCGCAGCGCCGACGGGCGGGTCGCGGATATTTCCGTCATCAGTCCCGAGCCTGCGTGTGTGACCGTGTCTGTACTGTCGCGTGAAAATAACGGCGTGGCCTCTGACGATCTACTCGCCATCGTGCGCACTGCGCTGAACGGCGAAGACGTCCGGCCGGTTGCCGACCGTGTGACCGTACAGTCAGCGAAAATTGTCGATTATAAAATCAACGCATCGCTTTACCTTTACCCCGGTCCTGAAAGCGAGCCGGTGCTCAGTGCGGCAAAAGCAAAGCTGCAGGCGTATATCACCGCACAGCACCGGCTCGGGCGTGACATCCGTAAATCTGCCATCTATGCGGCGCTTCACGTCGAGGGGGTGCAGCGCGTCGAGCTGGCCGCGCCGGTGGCCGACATCGTGCTCGATGACACGCAGGCGTCATGGTGCACTGGGTACAGCGTCACCATAGGGGGTAACGATGAGTAGTAATACCCGCCTGTTGCCGGTGGGTTCCTCGCCGCTTGAGGTGGCGGCGGCGCGCGCCTGCGCTGAAATCGAAAATACGCCTGTTCCCCTGCGCCGTCTCTGGAGCCCTGACGACTGCCCGGCAAACCTGCTGCCGTGGCTGGCATGGGCGTTTTCCGTTGACCGCTGGGATGAGAGCTGGCCGGAGGACACAAAGCGGGAAGTGATCCGCGCGGCGTGGTTTATCCACGCGCACAAGGGGACGATTGGCGCAGTGCGCCGTGTGGTGGAGCCGCTTGGGTATCTGATTAACGTCTCTGAGTGGTGGGAGACAAACGATCCGCCCGGCACGTTTCGCCTCGATATCGGCGTGCTGGAGACCGGCATCACCGAGGAAATGTACTACGAAATGGAGCGGCTTATCGCCGATGCAAAGCCAGCCAGCCGCCATTTAATCGGCCTCAATATTATTCAGGACATCCCCGGCTACCTCTACACCGGCGCTCTGTCCTATGACGGCGACATCATTACGGTTTACCCCGGATAAGTGAGAGCACAATGACAGTGAAATACAAAACGGTCATCACCAAAGCCGGTGCAATCAAGCTGGCTGCAGCGACCCTCCCGAACGGGAAAAAGGTGAACCTGACGGCGATGGCCGTGGGTGACGGTGGCGGCACGCTGCCGGTGCCTGACCCGAACCAGACAAAACTCGTCAAAGAGGTCTGGCGTCACGCGCTGAACAAAATCAGTCAGGACAAAAAGAATAAAAATTACGTCGTGGCGGAGCTGCTTATCCCGCCGGAGACCGGCGGTTTCTGGATGCGTGAGCTCGGGCTTTATGATGACACCGGCACGCTGATTGCGGTCGGCAATATGGCCGAAAGCTACAAGCCTGCGCTGGCGGAGGGGTCAGGCCGCGCGCAGACCGTGCGTATGGTTATCATGGTGAGCGACATCGAGTCAGTCGAACTGACGATTGATACCTCTACGGTGATGGCAACGCAGGACTACGTCGACGACAAAATTGCGGAGCATGAGCAGTCTCGCCGCCATCCTGACGCCACGCTCACCGCAAAGGGTTTCACTCAGCTCAGCAATGCGACAGACAGCACGTCGGAGAGCGTCGCAGCGACGCCGAAAGCGGTTAAGGCTGCGTATGACCTTGCGAAAGGTAAATACACGGTTCAGGACGCCACCACGGCGCAAAAGGGTATCGTCCAGCTCAGCAGTGCGACCGACAGCGCATCTGAGAGCGTCGCAGCGACGCCGAAAGCGGTTAAGGCAGCGTATGACCTCGCGAAAGGTAAATATTCGGCTCAGGACGCCACCACGGCGCAAAAGGGTATTGCCCAGCTCAGCAGCGCGACCGACAGCACGTCTGAGGTGCTGGCAGCGACACCGAAAGCGGTTAAGGCTGCGTTTGATGCCGCTAAGTCTGCTAATGAAAATGCTGAAGGGCGCGTGCCAAAAGGGGCTGGCCTGAATACCTATGCTGAATCATTTGCCGATGTCGCTGTTGATTTAAGAACGCGAAGCGGCTTTTTTAACGGCTCCTCTGTAAAAAATGGCATGCCCGGCGGCCATACGTGGAAGCAATACATCAACGCCGCACACTCTAATACTCAGGGCTATAACACCGTCATTGGGATTGATTTTGATGGCAATGTCATTGGTTTTGCCGCGGTCACTGCAGGCGTTTTTAAGGGCTGGAAACTCATTCATCATGACGGATATAACAATTACCCGGTAGGTGCGCCTATTCCGTGGCCGTCTGATACGGTGCCAGCCGGTTACGCCATTATGGCAGGGCAATCCTTTGATAAAGCGGCATATCCACTTCTGGCGGTAGCCTATCCGTCTGGTGTCATCCCGGATATGCGCAGCTGGACGATTAAGGGGAAACCCGCAAGCGGTCGCGCAGTGCTGTCGCAGGAGCTGGATGGCGTTAAGTCGCACGCCCACGGTGCATCGGCTTCATCAACCGATCTCGGCACTAAAACAACCAGCGCCTTTGACTACGGGACGAAAACGACCAGCGCCTTTGACTACGGAACAAAGTCATCAAACAGCACGGGCGCACACACGCACAGTATTTCCGGTACAGCAGCAAGCGCGGGTGCTCATAACCACTCCGTCCCTGTGTGGGTTGGCAGCGGGGGGGCTGGTGCTGGCCGATATGTGGATCGTAATGAGTTTAATAACGCACAGAATAACAATCCAAATGGTCCGCCTACGACGAGTGCGGGGGCGCATACGCATACCATTTCAGGCACGGCGGCCAGCGCTGGCGCGCATGCGCATACGGTAGCCGTAGGGGCTCACACGCATACGGTGGCCGTAGGGGCTCACACGCATACGGTTGTTATGGGGTCACACAGCCACACCATCACCGTTGCCGCCACCGGTAACGCAGAGAACACCGTCAAAAACATTGCTTATAACTACATTGTGAGGCTTGCATAATGGCTTTTAAATTCTCAGAAAAAGACCGCACTATCCGAATTTATAACCTCCGTGCAGACACCCGGGAGTTTATTGGCGCGGGTGATGCCTATATACCGGCTAATACGGGTCTCCCGGCAGACTGCACCAGTATTGCACCGCCCGACGTGCCGGAGGGAAAGGTCGCTGTATTCAACGGAACATCGTGGGCGCTGGTCGAGGACTACCGAAACCAAACGCTCTACAGCAAAGAAACAGGCGAACGTGTTTATATCGCCGCGCCCGGTGCTTTACCTGCCGATGTGACGACCATTGCCCCTGACGGTAACTTTATGCGCTGGGGTGGCGAAAGCTGGGAGAAAGATACGGAAGCAGAACGCGCCGCAGCGGTGTCATTTTCGGAAGGTGAAAAAAAACGGCTGATGCAGGAAGCTACGCTCACGATTGAAACATTACAGGATGCTGTCGATTTGGGGGAGGCGAGCGAGAATGAGGTCAGCATGTTGACGGTGTGGAAAAAGTACCGTGTTTATCTTAGCCGGGTTTCCCCTGATGCCGCGCCGGATATTGAATGGCCTGCACTCCCGGTGTGAAAGGTTTCTGACAGATATGAAAAACCCGCGTTAAGCGGGTTTAGTCATAGGGGCATTCTTCATAGTCATTTTCTGTTTCATCACTGGCAAACAGTTTGAGCCAGCAAAAGCCAAGCAGACACCATGCAGTCAGACCACCAACAATCCAGAGTAAAATCGTCATTCTCGCTCCCTCGTTAATGGCGCAACGATAGCGACAATATCCCTTCATTGATAATGGTTATCGGCGATCAATTCCTCCTGATTGATCGCTGAAAACGATCAATCATCTTTCCGCACGCCCCGGCCGCTCGCTGCCCGTTGTACTGTCGCTCCTCCAACGGCATTACGTTTCGCACACCTCATGCACATCAGAAAATAGTTGCACCCCTTAACCACGGAGTTAAACGGATGAGCGACTATCATCACGGCGTCGAGGTCATCGAGATTAACGATGGCACGCGCACCATTTCCACCGTCTCGACGGCCATCATCGGCATGGTCTGCACGGCCGGCGATGCTGACGAAAAGACATTTCCACTCAATGAGCCGGTGCTGATTACCAGCGTGCAAAACGCCATCGGTAAAGCCGGTAAACTTGGCACCCTGTCAAAATCCCTGCAGGCCATAGCCGACCAGTGCAAGCCGGTCGTTGTGGTTGTGCGCGTTGCCGAAGGTACTGAAGACCCGGAAAACCCGGAAGCGGCGCAGAAAGAGACCATTTCCAACATCATCGGCACGACCGACGAAAACGGCAAATACACCGGGCTTAAGGCGCTGCTGGCTGCAAAAACCGTCACCGGCGTTAAGCCGCGCATTCTCGGCGTGCCGGGGCTGGATTCTCAGGAAGTGGCGACCGCGCTCGCGGCAACCTGTCAGAGCCTGCGCGCGTTTGGCTATATCAGCGCATGGGGCTGCAAGACCATTTCTGAAGCCATTGCCTACCGCGAGAATTTCAGCCAGCGCGAGCTGATGGTCATTCACCCTGATTTTCTGGCATGGGACACCACGGCGAACGATACCGATATTGCATGGGCGACCGCCCGCGCGCTCGGCCTGCGTGCCAAAATCGACCAGGAGACAGGCTGGCACAAAACGCTGTCTAACGTGGGCGTGAATGGCGTCACTGGCGTCAGTGCCTCGGTCTCGTGGGATTTGCAGGAGAAAGCCACCGACGCAAACCTGCTTAATCAGGCCGGTGTTACCACGCTTATTCGTAACGACGGCTTTAAATTCTGGGGCAATCGTACCTGCTCAGATGACCCGCTTTTCCTTTTTGAAAACTACACCCGCACGGCGCAGGTGCTTGCCGACACGATGGCGGAGGCGCACGCGTGGGCGATTGATAAACCCGTCACCGCAACGCTTATCCGCGACATCGTCGCCGGTATCAATGCCAAATTCCGTGAGCTGAAAAACAACGGTTATATCGTTGACGGCTCCTGCTGGTACGACCCGGAGTCAAACAGCGTGGAAACGCTCAAGGCGGGGAAACTGTATATCGATTATGACTACACCCCCGTCCCGCCGCTGGAAAACCTGACTCTGCGCCAGCGCATCACCGATACCTGGCTGGCGAACCTGTCAGACTCGGTCAACAGCTAAGGAGCCCAGAGCATGGCGTTACCACGCAAACTGAAATACCTGAACATGTTTAACGACGGTCTCAGCTACATGGGCGTCGTTGAATCCGTCACCCTGCCAAAGCTGACCCGTAAGCTTGAGAAATACCGTGGCGGCGGGATGCCGGGCTCGGTGTCGATTGACCTCGGCCTCGATGATGACGCGCTGTCGCTTGAGTGGACGCTCGGCGGTCTGCCTGATATCGAGCTGTGGGCGCAGTACGCGTCACCGGGCGCGGATAGCGTGCCGCTGCGTTTTACCGGCTCATACCAGCGCGATGACACCGGCGCAATTTCTGCCGTTGAAGTGGTCATGCGTGGCCGTCATAAAGAGTATGACGGCGGCGAAAACAAACAGGGTGAAAGCGGCACGACCAAAATCTCGACCGAGTGCACTTACTACCAGCTCACGATTGACGGGAAAGAGGTCATCGAGATTGACGTCATCAACATGGTGATGAAAGTCGACGGCGTCGACCGTCTGGCGGAACACCGTAAGGCCATCGGCCTGTAACCCCTTAACCGGTCGGCAATGCTGGCCGGTCATTTAACTTTGACGAGAGAAATATCATGGAAAACATCAACGAAACCGAAAACCCGAACATTGTGATCCTCGATAACCCCATCATGCGCGGTGAGCAGAAAATCGAGCAGGTTACGGTCACAAAACCCAACGCGGGAACCCTGCGCGGCGTGAGTCTGGCCTCGCTGGCTAACTCTGACGTTGATGCGCTGATTAAGGTGCTGCCGCGCATGACGTACCCGGCACTCACCGAGCATGAGGTCACGCGTCTGGAAGCATCAGACCTGATTTTGTTCGCCGGTAAGGTGGTTGGTTTTTTGTCGCCATCTTCGGCTCGCTGAAATTCCCCGACAACCTTTCGGTCGATGACCTGATGGCGGATATCGCGGTGATTTTTCACTGGCCGCCATCAGAGCTTTATTCCCTGAGCGTGACCGAGCTCATCACATGGCGCGATAAGGCGCTGCAGCGAAGCGGAAACCACCATGAGCAATAACGTCAGACTTGAGGTGCTGCTTAACGCAGTAGACCGGGCAAGCCGACCGCTCAAAGCTATCCAAAACGCCAGTAAATCCCTTGCTGGCGATATCCGCACTTCTCAAAACACCCTGCGCGATCTGAATGCGCAGGCGTCCCGAATTGACGGATTCAGGAAAGCGAGCGCACAGCTTGCCGTGACCGGTCAGTCGCTTAACAAAGCGAAACAGGAGGCCGCAGCGCTGGCCGTCCAGTTTAAAAACACCGAAAACCCCACTAACGCGCAGGCGCGCGCGATGGAGGCGGCAAAGAAATCCGCCGCTGACCTGCAGCTCAAATATAACGGGCTCAGGCAGTCGGTACAGCGCCAGCGCACGGAGCTCGCGCAGGCTGGCATAAACACCCGCACGCTGTCGGCGGATGAGCGCCGACTGAAATCCAGCATCAGCGAAACAACCGCGCAGCTTAACCGGCAACGCGATGCACTGGCGCGCGTCAGTCAGCAACAGGCCAGACTCAGCGCGGTAAAAAGCCGCTATGAATCCGGGCAACAGCTCGCAGCTGGTGCGCGTAATGCCGGGATGGTGGGCGTCGGGGTGGCGACCGCCGGGCTTTATGGTGCGTCACGCTTTATTGCGCCGGGTATCGGTTTTGACAAGCAGATGTCAGGCACGCAGGCGATCCTCGGGCTCGATAAGGGCGACGATAAGCTCGCGGCCATTCGTCAACAGGCGCGTGATATCGGTGCGACAACCGCCTTTTCGCCGGGTGATGTAGCGCGCACGCAGACCACGCTCGCACGCTCGGGCTATAACGCCGATGACGTGCTGGCTGCGACCGGTTCGACCGTAAACCTGAGCCTCGCGGCCGACGTGGATATCGCAGAAGCCGCCGACATTATCACTAACATGCAGTCGGCATTTAACCTGCCGACCACCGAGATTGAGCGTGTCGCGGATGTGATGACGAAAGGCTTTACGTCATCAAACACCGGCCTCGTCGAGCTGGGCGAGGCGATGAAATATGTCGCGCCAATTGCTGAGGCTGCAGGTGCGAGCATCGAAGACACGACAGCCATGCTCGGCATTCTGGCGGATAACGGGATTAAAGGCTCGATGGCCGGTACGGGCGCGAGTGCCATTTTCAACCGTCTGCAGGCTCCTATGGGTAAGGCCGTTGAGGCCATTTCAGAATTAGGCGTGAAAACTCGCGACGGCAAAGGGAACATGCTGCCGGTCGAGAAAATCCTCAAAGATATTCACAAGTCCTTTGCGAAAAACAAACTCGGTACGGCGGAGCAGGGCGAATACCTGAAAGTCATTTTCGGTGAAGAGGCCATGAAGGGCGCGATTAAACTCGTCGCCGCTGCCGGTGATGGCTCGCTCGACAATAAGCGCCAGCAAATCCGGGATTCTAAAGGCACGACCGAACGCATTGCGAAAATCCAGACGGATAACCTCGACGGCGATCTGAAAAACCTGCAGTCGGCATGGGAAGACCTGCAGATTGAGGTTTTCGAAAAAGAGGATTCAGCACTGCGACGCCTGACGGTTTCCGCGACCAACTGGCTCGGCAAGGTGGCTGCATGGGCTAAAGCGAATCCAGAACTGACGCAAACCCTGTTTAACCTTGTCGCCGGTGGGCTTGCGCTGGTCGGCGTGCTGGGCGGGATTGGGCTGATTGCATGGCCGGTCATTGCCGGGATAAACGGGATTATTGCTGCAGCCGGTCTGCTGAGTGTCGTTTTCACCACTGCAGGAAGTGCCATTGTCGCGGCATTAGGGGCAATCAGTCTGCCGGTGGTCGCGGTGGTCGCTGCCGTGGTGGCCGGTGCGCTGCTCATCCGTAAATACTGGGAGCCCATCAGCGCTTTCTTCTCGGGTGTGGTCGAGGGGCTTAAAGCGGCCTTTGCGCCGGTGGCTGAAATCTTCTCGCCGCTCGCGCCGGTGTTTGATTCATTCATGGATAAATTGCGCGGGGTCTGGCAGTGGTTTAAAGAGCTGATAGCGCCGGTGAAGGCAACGCAGGAGACGCTCGATAGCTGTAAAAATGCGGGGGTGTTGTTCGGTAAGGCACTGGCCGACGCGCTGATGTTACCGCTCAATAGTTTCAACAAACTGCGCGGCGGCGTTAACTGGCTGCTCGAAAAGCTCGGGGTTATCAAAAAAGAGTCGGGAGACCTTGACCAGAAAGCCGCAAAAGCCAATGCCGCAACGGGTTCAGTTAAAGAGTCCAGTATCAGACCTACCCCGTTGTTTGGTGATTCTCAGTGGTATCACCCGGTGCCGGTTCCTGCCGGGAAGACCTACGTAGACCAGAGCAAGCCAGAATATAACATCACCCTACATGGTGGCATCGCACCGGGTACAGACCTTGACCGGCAGCTCCGCGAAGCCGTCGAAAGACTCGACCAGCAAAACCGTGCGCGTCAGCGCTCAAGTATGCGTCACGATGGATGAGGGCTAAAGCATGTTAATGGTTTTAGGTTTATTTGTGTTTGAGCGCCGCACGCTGCCACATCAGTCAATGCAGTATTCGAAAGAGTACCGCTGGGCGTCAAATGACCGCATCGGCAAGCCACCGGCCTATCAGTTTCTCGGGGAGGGGGAAACCTCGCGTACGCTTTCGGGCGTGCTGTACCCCGAAATCACCGGCGGTCGCCTCTCACTGACCGCCATCGAGCTGATGGCCGACGAAGGCAGGGCGTGGCCGCTGATTGACGGAACGGGCATGATCCACGGCATGTATGTCATTGATAAAGTGACCCACACGCACAGCGAATTATTCAGCGACGGCGCGGCCAGAAAAATCGAGTTTAGCCTCTCGCTGAAACGGGTCGATGAGTCGCTCGCGGCGATTTACGGCGATCTGAAAACGCAGGCCGACAATCTGGTGACATCTGCCGGTAACTGGCTGGGAGGGCTGGCGGGATGATTACGGGTATGAATATTCAGGCCGGTACAAAGATTGCCCCGGCGTTTATGCTCAAGCAGGATAACGAAGATATTACGCAGGATTTCAGCGACAGGCTAATTAGCCTGACCATGACGGACAATCGCGGATTCGAGGCCGACCAGCTCGATATCGAGCTCGATGATACCGACGGGCAAATCGCTATGCCTCCGCGCGGCGCAACGTTAACGCTGTGGCTGGGCTGGCAGGATAGCGCCCTGATAAAAAAAGGCACCTTTACGGTAGATGAAATCGAGCACCGTGGCGCGCCAGATACGCTGACTATCCGGGGGCGCAGCGCTGATTTTCGCGGGTCGCTGAACTCACGCCGGGAACAGTCATGGCACGACACCACGCTCGGCGTCATTGTTGAGACTATCGCAGCGCGCAATAAGCTTGAGGCCAGCGTGGCCGATACGCTGAAAGCGATCCCCGTCCATCATATTGACCAGACCCAGGAATCCGACGCGGTGTTTCTGTCCCGTCTGGCTGACCTTAACGGTGCGGCGGTTTCGGTAAAAGCGGGAAAACTTCTGCTACTGAAAGCCGGTAGCGGCAGGACGGCCAGCGGCAAGCCCATCCCGCAGTTGACGATCGAACGCGGCGACGGCGACCGTCATCAATTTGCGATTGCTGACCGGGAAGCCTACACCGGCGTAACGGCAAAATGGCTGCACACCAAAGACCCGAAACCGCAAAAGCAAAAGGTGAAACTCAAACGCAAGCCAAAGGTACAGCACATGCGCGCGCTGCAGCATCCTAAAGCGACCAAAAACACTGCTAAGGCAAAAACCAAAAAAGAGCAGGAAGCCCGCGAGGGTGAGTATATGGCCGGTGAGTCTGACAACGTGCTGGAGCTGACAACCATCTACGCGACAAAGGCGCAGGCCATGCGCGCCGCTCAGGCAAAGTGGGACAAGCTGCAGCGCAGCGTCGCGGAGTTTTCAATTTCGCTGGCTATTGGCCGCGCCGATTTATTTCCTGAAACGCCGATAGCGGTGAAAGGCTTTAAGCGCGTTATAGACGAGCAGGCTTGGATAATCAGCCGGGTGGTGCATTCCCTTAACGGGAACGGCTACACGACGGGCTTAGAGCTTGAGGTTAAGGTTTCGGATGTGGAGTACGAAAGCGAAGAACTAGAGCAGTGATTTGTATTTAAGTGTTTGTTATATAATGATAAAACGAGTAAAATTAACGCATCGGAAATTAAATGAGGTGCTCGCCATGTTTCACTGTCCAAAATGTCATTTCGCCGCTCACGCCCGCACAAGTCGCTATTTTACTGATACGACCAAAGAGCGTTATCACCAGTGCACAAACATCAACTGCAGCGCGACCTTTGTGACCACCGAAACGGTCGAGCGCTTTATCGTATCGCCGGGGGTAGTAGTACCAGCGGCACCGCACCCGTCTATGTCAGGACAGCAACAGATTCAATGGATGTGACTCTTCACAAAACCCGCATCTGCGGGTTTTCTATAATAATTAGTTTGCACTTGCGGTATAATTTAATACCGTAAAATGCAAAACTGGCTTATCTCAAATTAATTATCCCCAATACGCCTGATTTATTTTAATAAAATCAATAGTTTTATGTGGTGATAAATTGTGTTAATGTAAGTGACTATATGAAATATTGGAATTGTATTTATCGCATCCATACCACCAACAAAATTCACTTAAGTGAACAATTTTTTACGCTTTATGTTTACTAAATGGGAAGTGTTATGAAAGAAAAAATAGATCTCAAAAATCCGCTTACAAAGAAAGTAATAGGGCGCATACAAACACATTTCGCAATATGTTTGGATAATACACTTCAGATTGAAAAATCTGTTAATGCAATTCTGTTTCCATTGAAACATGAAAGTCGGCCTGAGCAAATTGGAAGTGGTGTATTTGTTAATATAAAAGGTGAGTACTTCGTGTTTTCTGCATCGCATGTATTTGATGCTATAGGTGAACATGAGTTATTAATGTCGTGTGAAGGTGAAGAGAGGGTGACGACGTTTAAAGGTGATAGGTTCAGTACAGCAAGGGGGGTATCTGGAACGCATAATGATGATCCTTACGATTCATCAGTATTTCATATACAAGATTCTATAAGTGATAACATAAAAAAACTTGCTTTAAACTACGATGATCTTGATAGAACGGTCTCGGACAGTTTCGACCACTCGTATATAGTGAGTGGATTTTATTCAAAAAATTCTAAGTTACGTAACAGCACTATCAATTGTAAACGTGAAAGTTTTGGCTCTAGGGAGTTGCTCAAAGAAGACTATGAGTTGTTAGGTATTGATAGAGAATGGCATCTCTCTTTGGCATACGAAAAAAATCTTCTTAAAAATGGCATTTTTACTCTTTCTCCGACACCGCAAGGCTTCAGTGGTGGTGCTATTTTTAAATTTAGTTCATTTGATTTAAATAAGTTGTGTATTAAACCAAAAATAGAAAGACCCAAACTTCATGCCATTACAATTGAATATAAAAAAGAAAAAGGTAATATTCCTGGGGCATTGATTGGATCACGCATAACACAGCACTTAGCCCTTATAAATAATTATCTTCCAGGTTTATTAGACGATTGCTGATACTATTATATTAACTTATTAATTATTCGCTATAAGAAGCCCCGCGTTTGCGGGGCTTTGAGTATCGATGTGGTCAATCTGTGGACAAGACCTGAAACAAATCCTTTTATTTCATTAAGTTGAATCGTTTTAAAAAGCCCCTGAGGGAGCCTTTTTAATGTCGTTGACAATGTCCCGTCATTTAGTTGTATAGTACAACTAAATGACGGAGAAAATAATGCATACTGAACCCCCTGTAGTTAGCGACATTCGCGTTGCGTCACGTTTGATGGTCAGAGAACTGGGCTTTATGGCCTCCACGCTGGCTTCTACACATTACTCGCCCTCGGCCGTACACACTCTCGTAGAAATTGAACTGCGTAAAGAGATGACCGCAGGTCAGCTGGTGCAGCTGCTGGGTCTGGAAAAATCCAGCGTTAGCCGGATGCTGTCGCGCCTTATTTCCGCAGGGGAACTGGAGGAGGTTGTTTCTGCGCAGGATGCCAGGGCCAAAAGTCTTCGGCTGACGGCAAAGGGGCGCAAGACCGTGGAGCAGATTAATGCATACGGGAGCGAGCGCGTCATCTCAGCGATACAATCACTGGATCCCATACAGCAGGAAACCATCTCTCAGGGATTGTCGCTCTACGCCAACGCGCTGCTGGCCTGTCGGGAGAGCGGCGCTGGGCGACAGCCAGCGGCACCCGTGATTGTCTCAGGCTATCGTCCCGGCATGATTGGCCGCATCGCGGAAATGCACGGCAGCTATTACGCGCGCGAGCATAACTTTGGCAGCTTCTTTGAAGCCAAAGTCGCTGCAGGGCTTGCTGAATTTAGCGGACGCCTCGAAAAGCCGTGCAATCAGGTTTGGCTAGCCGTGATGAACGGCAAAATTGTAGGGTCTGTCGCCATCGACGGCGAAGATTTAGAGCCGGGTGAGGCGCATCTACGCTGGTTTATTCTGGATGATGGCTGCCGGGGCCATGGGGTTGGCAAAAAACTGTTGAGCGAGGCCATGACGTTTTGCGACAGCGAGGGCTTTTCTGCCGTGCATCTCTGGACATTCAATAAATTGACCGCAGCCCGACGCCTTTACGAATCCTTTGGCTTTACGCTCGCGAAAGAGTGGGAGGGCGATCAGTGGGGCAGCCGTATCCTTGAGCAGCAGTTCACCCGGTTCAAACAGGTTTAGCGGTGCGATAAAAAAGGCTCCTTACGGAGCCCTGGGGTATTAAAAGACTTTCTTGTACGGGCGCACCGTGACTTTTTCGTACACACCGGCTGCCACATACGGATCGGCGTCAGCCCAGGCGGTTGCCGCTTCCAGAGATTCAAACTCGGCAATGACCGTAGAGCCAGAAAAACCCGCGGCACCCGGATCGTTGCTGTCTACCGCAGGCATAGGTCCCGCGGTCAATAAGCGGCCTTCATCCTGCAGCAGCTGTAAGCGTGCCAGGTGGGCAGGGCGAACAGACTGGCGTTTTTCCAGGGATTCAGCGACATCTTCAGAGTAAATCACATAAAGCACGGCGAAGCTCCTTAACCGTTAAAAGTGCCAGTTACGTTATGTGAAAGGGCAAATGACTGCAATGTAAAGATAAAAACAATGTTAAAACCCTGATCTAAATGCCCCTTTTTTCGCCGCTCTGGCGCTTTAATTGCGCTTAGACAAAGTGTCTTATTGAATATGATTGCTATTTGCATTTAAAATCAGAGTTCGGTTTTTTAACGTTGATGATTATGACTTCGATGACCCTTGATTTACCTCGCCGCTTTCCCTGGCCGACGCTGCTTTCTGTCGTGATTCACGGTGCCGTTGTGGCGGGTTTACTCTATACCTCG